CTACTACTTCAGGGATGACTCCCATGATACCTACAGCACCTCCAGCTAGTGCTGCCTTGCTTCTACGAGAGGTCTCGATGGAGCCCTTCACTGAAAGACCTCCAGAGGCCTTTACAGCCCCTCTAGAGTCCGGGGAAGGGGTCTCTATAAGGTCATTCTTCCAAAGGGCTGTAGCGGCCTCTTTGACGGCATTTACACGCCTTGTCCAGCCATTGCCAAAGGTAGGCCATGTAGGGATTCGTTTGAGGAAGGACATACGCTGCTGATGGATGAGACGTATGAGGACGTCTGTTGGCTTGTTCTGGATAACTGCAAGGGTCTTGACTCCAAGAATGCCATCAGGGGTTACTCCAAGGCCTTTCTGAAGCTCTTTAACAGCATTCTTGACCCCTGAGTTGACTGCGAAGTCAAACAGGCTGTAATCCACGCCTGAAGGTAGCTCATCGAAGTGTACACGCTTGGCATACTCCTGCTCGTAGATGGCTGATACCTCTTGGGGAGTGATGAAGGTTACTTCCTGACTCTTCTGGTTATGTACCTTACGCCAAGCAGTATAAGTCTTCTGAGTAATACCAAAGTTGGTAAGTCCACCTGGGTCTTTGGGATGATTGACCAGACCAGTCTTGTGAGCAGTTATTGCTACACGCATAAAGTCCTCTGACGAGGAAGCCTCATGATTGAAACCAGTCTCCCAAACAAGTACCTGACGAAGGGCATAGTCATAGTTTTGTTTCATTATTTGTTACTCCGAAAGATTGCTTTAATTGCTCCACCTACTTCAGCACCAATATCAACCAAGGACTTCCCTCTAAGGAGAGCCAAGGACTGATAGACCACACCAATAATCACCATGCCAAAGACTGCAAAGCAGAGCATGATGAAACCATGAGTGGCTGGTGAGAACTGCTGGAGATGGAAGAGCTCAATAGTAGCAGTTCCTCCATAGAGGGAAAGTGTTACTGCGAAAGTAAATTTGAGTACGACTCCCCAAGTAATTTGCAGTCTGCCTTTGGTGTCTATGTCTCCTGACAAAGCCAAGGCAAAGACTGTTCCTACTACTGCTGCAAAGACCTTGGGTAGATAGCTAATAAGTTTTGCAATGATTATTTCAGATGAGTTCAATCTTAAGCCTCCCATAGATGTTTCTTTCATTGGTTATAGACAGAGTAGGTGTACCCCATCCGAGGGTAAGTTTTTCACTTGGTTTAAGTGAGGCAAAGGACTTGTTTACTGTCGTTATCTCAACCATTGATGAACCTCCGGTCTTGTCCTGATGGGTCTAATGTCCACTCAGTGGTTACAGAGGCTACTACCTCTATGAGGACTGTCTCTGTTCGTTGGGTTACATCCATCTGTGTCTTACGGTCTGAGGTGATGATAAGGATATCCATATAGTGAAAACCAACTGGAAGAACCTCCTCGGTAAAGACTGTGTACTCACCGGGAGTTTCCTCTGGGAGGATATTCAAGTCAGCTAACCACTCACCTGTATAAGTTCGTATCTGAGCTTTGTACCGATATGTATATCGAGGCTTACCGTCTTCTGCTGAAACCTTCTCTGGTGCTCTAAGCCTAAATATGAATGTGTCCCCATGAGGGACAGTAAGGGTTATTCCACTTCTTGTTCTGTACATAGTTACCTCACATAGTTTCAATTCACGCTCCTGATGATGGAGCGAACTACCGCACATAAAAGCCAAAGCGATTCTCTGTAGTCATTCCTATCTTCCAGAGAATCTTCTTGTGGTGGCTGGAAGAGAAGTCTTCCACTAGTGTTGGATTGATGAAGCGATTACGTTGTAAAGCATAGAACAACTTGTTCTGATACATATAGGCAAGGACAACATCCGAGTTGTCCAATCGGAAGCCTCTCTTATCATCAAGGCTCACTCTCATATTCCTAACATCAGGAATCCAGTCATGAGAGTAACCAGCTATCTGTGCATTGAAGTAATAGATATAACCACCGCCATCAACCGTGTAAGCAACTACTGGTCGCATATTCTGGTCAAAGGTGAGGTCTATCTCCTTTGGTTTCTTCAGACAGGTAATACGCAAAACCTCTCCAGAAGAGAGGTTCTTGGTGATTACTACATCCATCCTGTCTATGTAAGCTCTCCAGACTTGCTGGAAGAAACCTTTGCTAATATCCCCTAGTTCCTTACCACCAGTCTCATAAGACTCTCTGAGAGTGTTGTGGATGTTTCTGGGAGCAACAAAATCTGCTGTACTTAACCCGGATTTATCTGGAATCATTAGTTCTCCTTGATGATAGACAAGTCCCCATCATAGCGTTTCCATTTAATACGGAAAGCAAAGGTGAACTCATACTGATTGGTTTTGGGGATACCTTTGGACTCATCTTCTGTGTCATAGATGTCTGCAAGGAATGCTCCTTGGTTACAGAAGAACACTAGTGCTTTTATCTCTGCTGGGTCTTTGTTTCGATGGAATTGATTAGCAGGAACTGTTCCTTCAAGCTCAACATAGCAACTACCATTGATATAGTCTTTTAGACCTGCCCCAATATACAGAGCAGGAGTACCTGCTGGTTTAGCTGGGTCTAACACCCAACTACCTAATCCATTAACGGTATGCACCTCTCCTATGTACATATTGCCTCGATAGTGGTCGTCATGCTTGGGAGGAGCAAAAGGAGCATGAGGATTGTCTTGAGAACGTTCTACTTGAACTACCAGTTTATAACTCTTCTTGCTCAATTCTGTTGAGCCACTCATTGTTGGACATTCAAGGATGAACTCTTTCTTCTCCAGTGAGTAGATAGCCCACAAGCGATAATAGACAAAGAGCTCTTCATCAGCTCGTATGGATATGGTTGTTGGATTACCATGCGAGTCTTTAATAAGTGCTCTGGTGTTATATGTAAGGTTGGGTGAGTGGGTATTGGCAGCATAGTCCCAATGGTTAGAACACAAACCTAGTTCAGAGATGTTCTTGTTGGGTATAGAGCCTTTGGGGAAGTGATAGGTAAACTCGAAGAACCGTCTCATCTGCTTGTTTAGTTCATCAATGATTACTCGACTAGAAGTAAAACCCCATCCACCTATACCGGTATGTGTTGTAGCTGACACAGCCACAGGTATCTGTAAAGCTGTTTGTGAGTTGTCTGGTGCATTGTTACCAGAACCAACACCACACTTAGCACAGAAGGAACTAAGGGCTATCCCATCAAGACCTTTATCTGTGATGAGATTTTTCTGCCAATCTGTTTGCTTGGTTATGTTTCCGTTTGAGTCTTTCACCTCAATACGAAACTCACCTAGTATGCCTACACTATATTCAATCATTTCTTTTCCTGAAGTTTCATCGTTAAAGGTTCCCCATCAAAGACAAGGAAGTCTTCTTGAGGATGCCAATATTCAATAACACTCAACTTGAGCTGTAGTTTTGTTGGTTCACCCGAAAATTCTACATATTCTGGTGAAGCATTAGTTTCAGCTACTACCTGAGCAAGTAGTGCTTTGATGGGTTCTCCTAAGAACTCTAGATACTCAACCTCTTTGACTTCTTTCTCACCAAAGAATCTCAGCTCCAGCTTAGTGGGCTGACCTTCAAATGCTAAATGCTCTTCTTCATTTACATAAGCTATAGCAGAATTTAAGAACATCTTTACTGGTTCACCGGAAAACTCCATATGGTAGGTTTTCAGATAAGGAAACAGTGAAGTAACAATTTTGGTTGGAGGTTTCTGTTCTAGAGCAGCAGGAATAATACAGGCTTGAGACTCACTTAGTTTTTTTAAGCTCATGTGTACTCCTTATGGAAGTTCTCCATAGGCATCCCATTGAGTACCAGTCCATATCAAACCAAGGGTGTTACCTTCTCTGCGGAGATAGGTTGCATCCTCTGGTTTGATATTACCCTCTACCTTGACCATTTCATCAATACAGCTTCTGACATGAATAACCTTGCCCTTTTGGTCTGAAGGAATATCACTAACAGTGAGGACAACGCTATCTACCAATCGATAGATAGGATTACCCGTCATGTCAGTTGAACCAATGGTGGTATCTGAGGACACGTCTACCAGTCGGTATTTGAGTGTTCCATCAATGGACAGGTTATTGATGAGGTTTTGTAGATTCTCAAAAGCTCCCTTAAGGAGCTTGTAGTTATTGTTAAACATAACCATTGACTGCAAGGCAGTAGTCGAAGCAATGGTTGTGTTCTTGTCAGTGGTATCTGCTGCTGCATTCATCATCTTCAGAATGGACAGCATCAAATCCATGTACATTCCCATCAGGTCTGCCGGATTACCTTGTCCATTGATTTGAAGACTCTGAATCATGCTTTGCAGAGTAGATAGCTGCAATTGCAGCTTGAACCAATCTTCTTCAGTGATGCACAGACACTCTTCCTGAATGAAGTCATCTACTGGACAGCAATAATCAACCATCACTTAACTCCTACGGTGATGCCATGTTTGTACTCATAGGTCTTACCACCAACAGTAAAGCTGCCTGTCTGATTGAACCCGTCTTTGAGTTTCTCGGTCATCTCTGCCTGTACTGTCTGAATGGTTAATACAGATTGTTGTGCGTGTTGTTTTGCTGCTTCTGCTGTTGCTGCTGCTGTTTCTGCTCTTTGAACCAACTGCTCAAGACTTTTGAGTTTGTCTTCTAAGGCTTTCAGCCTTGAATCAAGACCTGTGTTTCCTTGTTGGTTTGAATTACCACCTCCTTTCTGGTTTCCGACTTCAATTCTTATCCATTCACGCAGGATGTCCAAGATGTCTTGAAGCTTGTTGTCCTTGGTTCCCTTGCAAGGATTGGGTTTGCATCTACAACTCATGTTTGTTTCCGATTAGTTAATAGGTGTTCCATCGTGTTCGTTGGAAGGAACTCCTTTCTTCCAGCGAAGTTTGTCATTGTCATCAAACCAAAGGAAATGACCATTAAGATTGATGGCTCCCATCTCCTTGGCTATCAGATAGTCTCTAGCAATGAGTGCCATATCAGCATGAGTCTGCATCAGGGATGTATGCTGCTCTTTAAGCTCCTTGATGGCGTCAAGCAGTAGTATCTTGCTGTCTATGTTGGCTTGAACCAAGGCAGCAAACTGCTCTATCAATCTCTTCAAACCAGAGGTATCAATCTCTCCCGGTTGGCTCTGTCCTGCTAGCCAAGCCTCCAGCTTGCGTCTTTCCTCCTCTATCTTCTTGAGGAGCTCAAATTGCTTTACCTGAGCCTCTATCAGCTTTCGGATGGTTTCACCTAGTGGACTGAAAGGGTCATAGTTCAGGTGGTCAATCTTGAGCTCTTCGAGAGGAATGGTCTCCTCTGACTTCACTACAAGGAAGTAGATGCTGTCAGCTACATTGGATACTGACAGTCGGTACGGATACCACGCCGGTTCCAGTGCTACTATGCACTCCCCCTTGTCATCAGTAGTTCCCTGAAGGCTGTTGCCTTGCAGGTTCCCACTTGAATAGTGGTTCTTCTTGACGGGGGTAATAGTGAAGGTGGTATTTGCTCTTGGTTGGTTTCCATCCTTGAGTACTACCTTTATTTTTGTCTTCATTAACTCTCCGAGGTTTTATGAAAGTTGAATACGTCAATCACATGGGTGATGACAACTCGATTATAGATGCAGCCCGTGTATCTTTCTCCAAGTCCCACAAAAACTACACACCAGAACAGAATGATTCTCTGCTTGCCTATCTGGCGAGAGGAATGAGTTCTTCTGAGTTCAATAAACTCATGCTCGAAGCTCAGGAAGGAATCTGGTCTCCCAGGGAACTTTGGCATAAAGCCCGTATGACACACATACATGGCACTCCCTTTGCTCATACAGCTATCACCCTTCGGGTACAGGCTCCTATTCCTGTCCGAGTACACTGTTTCAAGTCAAAGATTGGCTTTGTTGAGAGTGAAGAGTCTCGTCGATACATCACTACTAAACCAGAGGTCTTCATACCTGTCTTCAGGGAAAAACTTCCTGATGTGAAGCAAGGCTCTGGTGATGTCCATCTCCATAACGAGTCTTGGCAAGAACTCTATCGTCTTCAGTGCGAGGGTGCTGTAGCTCTCTATGAACGTATGCTCAAGGACGGTATAGCCCCGGAACAGGCTCGTTTTGTCCTTCCCCAAGGGGTGGAGGTCAGTTGGATATGGACGGGCTCTCTGCTGGCCTATAGCCGCTTCTGGCAGCTTAGGAGCGACAGTCATGCCCAGAAGGAGACACAGGAACTTGCTCACATGGTTCGAGATGTCATCAAGCCACTTTTCCCTAAAGCATGGGAGCTGCTCAATGAATGCGTGTGAACTCTTACGTAAGGCAGCAGATACCATAGAGCAACGTGCTGCCCAGAGAGACACAGAACAGGAGCGCTCCATGAATGCTACTGTTGTCCGATTTAACGCTGCTACAGGGCATTCTCTGACCGAAGTAGAGGGTTGGTACTTCATGGAGTGTTTGAAGCGCTCCAGAGCCTCAAAAGGGGGCTTCTGTGAGGACGACTGGATTGACCTTGTGGCCTATGCGGCTCTGGAGGCTGAGTGTGCAATTAACCAACAAGCATAACCTGCCCTTGAGTGTAGCTGTCTTCTTGGCCAGTGATGATTATGACCACTCCAAGGAGGAATGGACTGTATCAGCTACCAGTCTGCTCAAGTCAGTCAGGCAGATAGTCCTATCCTCACGGATAGACGCAGAAGCCGTCTCCTTGGACGTCTCAGACGTTGTAGCAAGCAGGCTAGGGTCAGCCTACCACTCTGCTGTTGAAACGTCTTGGAAGGCACCTCAGATGGCTCTGGAAGCATTAGGAGTACCGAAGAAGGTACGGGAGAACATCCATATCAACCCTCCTGCTCCAACAGGAGGGATAGACGTCTATCTGGAGCAGAGAACCAGCAGGAAGCTGGGCAAGTGGACTGTTACTGGCAAGTTCGACATGGTGATGGATGGACAGCTCGAGGACTTCAAGAGCACGTCTACCCATGCCTACCTGAACCAAACCAATGCAGACAAGTATGTGATGCAAGGGTCTATCTACAGATGGCTCAATCCGAAGCTGATTACAGGAGACCATTTGCAAATCAACTATCTTTTCACCAACTGGCAGAGTCATCAGGCTCAAGCCAACAACGAATATCCCAAACTACCAGTGCTGTCCCAGAAGTATCCTCTCAAGGGAGTACAAGAGACAGAGCTGTGGCTTAGAAATAAGCTGGGACAGTTGGACAGATATTGGAAAACCAAGGAAACAGAACTCCCCTTCTGCAATGACGAAGAGTTGTGGAGAAGACCTGATGTCTGGAAGTATTACGGCAAAGAAGATGCTGTAAGAGCAAGCAAGGTCTTTGACAATGTTCATGATGCTCATGCCTGGCTTAAGGACAAAGGCAAAGGCATTGTGAAGAGAATTCCAGGAGAGGTAGTTGCTTGCAAGTACTGTCCTGCATTTGCCCTGTGTACCCAGAAAGACCTGTTAATTGAAAGTGGAGAACTCAAGCTATGAACCAACAACGTTGGGACATTACTTTCATGAAGATGGCTATCCTTATGGCAGAGAGACACTCAAAGGATTACACAAGGGTTGGCGCTCTTCTGGCAAAAGAGAGCTATCCCTTGTCCTTTGGGTATAACGGAATCATCAGAGGCTATCCAGACTTTGACCTGAAGAACAGAGAGAAGAAACTCGTCTATACAGAACACGCAGAGCGTAATGCATTGCTCAATGCTCTCAGGAATCATATTGATGTGAGGGGAGCAACACTCTATTGCACCAGATTCCCTTGTCATGAGTGCATGAAGGCAATCATTCAGGCAGGTGTAAAGCGTATTGTTTATATGGAAGACAAAGCCTATGAAGAGGGGCACTGGTCTTCTTCTGTTGGTTCAAGTATAGATATGGCCTTGGTTTGCGAGGTAGTACTTGTCCCTTACTCGAAGGAGGAAATCTATGCTTCACCCCTTGTCTGAAAGATTGGTCGAGTTGCTAGTCAAAAAGACTCAAATCAATAACAAACAGTTCTTCAGGACTGTAGTTCCTTTCTATCTTGGTTTGATGGCTTCATCCATGAGGGCATCTATCTCTGGTTGGCAACCGGACAGAAATATACCAATCAATATCTATGCCCTCTGCCTGAGTCCTTCAGGCAGTGGCAAAGGTTCTTCTACTTCCTTTATTGAGAATGCCCTGTTGGGAGGATTTATCGAAACCTTCATCAATGAGACTATGCCTGCTCATGCAGATGAACATTTACAGACTATTGCCTTAAGAAGGGCTTATGCCAAAGGAACGGAAACAGAGGAAGAGATACAGGATATCCGCAAGGAATATGCCCTAGTAGGGTCGTACTATCCTTTCTTTGATTCAGCTACTGCTCCTGCTATCAAGCAACAAAGATACAAACTCCTATTGGCTGATTGTGGTTCTCTCAATTTCATCTGTGATGAGATTGGCTCAAACCTGTTAGACCAGAAGGAGGTCTTGAATGTCTTTCTCGAGCTGTATGACCTTGGTTTGGTCAAAGACAAACTAACCAAGAACACAAAAGACAATGTCAGACCCAAGCATATGGAGGGAACTACTCCAGCCAATATGCTTATGTTTGGTAGTCCATCAAAGGTCATGGATGGAGGCAAGACTGAGGAATACTTATTCCAGATGCTGGAGACAGGATATGCACGCAGATGCTTATTCAGCTACAACCAAACCATAGACAAGACAGAGCTTACTGTTGAGGAGTTAGTAGAGCAGATGCTCGACCTTCAAACCAATGGAGAAACAGAGAGCATTGCGGAACAGTTCAAGTCATTAGCTCATCCCTCTAATCTGGGTAGAAAGATTCATATAGAGCGAAACCAACTGAAGAAGATACTTGCCTACAAATTGTCCTGTATGAAGAGGGCTGAATCCTTCCTTGACGGAGAGGAACTCAAGCGTATCGAGATGGAGCATCGCTACTTCAAGGTACTAAAGCTGGCTGGTCTTTATGCTTGGTTGGAGAAGAGGAATATCTCTGATGAAGACATAGAACAGGCTATAGGGCTGGTAGAGCTCTCAGGAGAAGAGTTCCTTCGCATGGCAACCAAGGAACAAATTCATGTGAAATTGGCTCACTTCATAGCAAACCAACCAAACAAGGTAAGCCTGTCTGACCTGAGTTTGAATTTGCCTTACTGGAAGGGTTCCAAGCAATACAAGGATGAGATGCTCTCCTTGGCTATTGCTTATGGCTACCAGAACAACATTCTCATCAAGCGTCATGTAGAGGAGGATGTTGTCTTCTACTCAGGGGAGACCCTACTTGAGACTGACCTGAACAAGCTCATCTTCAGTTCCAGCAGTCATCAGGCTGAAGGCTATGAGGAGCAGGTTGTCTCTTGGGAAGAGCTTCAAGAGGTAGGTAAGGTTGATGGCTTCAGTTGGACTACCCACTGGTTCATAGATGCCCATAGAAGCGAGCAGAACGTGCTAGAGGGCTTCAATCTGATTGTCTTGGACGTAGATAGTGGGTACCCCCTTAACGCGGCTCTGACGCTGCTTGAGGGGCTTACAGCACTGGTCTATACAACCAAGCGACACACAGAGGAGTTCAACAGGTATCGGATAGTACTTCCTACCAGTCATATCCTCAACCTCAACAAAGAGGACTACAAGACCTTCATGGCTAACATCATTGAGGACTTGCCCTTCAAAGTAGATGAGCAAGCAAACCAACGAAGCAGGAAGTGGCTCACTCATAAGGGAGAGCTCCATGTGCTGGAAGGAGAACTGTTTGATGTGTTGCCTTACATTCCCCGAACCAAGAAGAATGAAGCTAGACAACAGAAACGTACCTCTTTGGAGGTAGATGCTCTTGAGGCTTGGTTTATGCAGTCTCAAGAAGGCTCCCGTAACAATATGCTCTACAGATATGCCTGTGTTCTGTTGGAACAGGGGATTGGTCTTTCAGATATAAACCAACGAGTGCAAGCACTCAACAGCAAACTTGACTCACCGCTGGACAGTCAAGAATTGCAAAAGACAATACTGTCCAGCATAGCGAGGAAAGCATGAGTTCAAAACGTATGGTGCTCATTGGGGGTGCATCAGGAAGTGGCAAGACGGTTAGTCTGATGCCCCTGAAGGATGACCCCGGAATCATCTATGCCTGTACTGAAGCAGGTAAGGACTTGCCCTTCAAGAGCAAGTTTGAGGTGGTCAATATTACTGACCCAATGGACATCTTTGAGCTGATAGAAAATGCAGAAGAGGATGACAGCTACCACACGATAGTTCTAGATACTTTCACCTACCTGATGCAACAG